CGGTCTGTGCTATATAGCGGCCCGACCAGGCTTACAAAATCGTCAAGTGCTAAGGGGGGGCCCGAAGGCCACTTTAAGCATTGATAATCTTATAAGGACCTGGGAGGCCGGCGCAATTCCATTGCGCCCCGTCGTGCACGTACGTACGGTATTAAGTTTGTTTAGGCAGGTATTCTCTGCGTCAGAATTACGCTTCTGATTGCGGGGGAACTTCCATTCCCCATATGCAAAGGAAATGAATTCCTTTCAAGACTTCCTAGTCGCCTACCGGCTTTCGGACATAGTCTCAGGCTCTTGTTCTGAATATGTATAGGGCCTGCTACACACACACATGTATTGACCAAATGGTCACGGCGTCATTGAACACGCCTAGTTTGGTACCACATTCGCCTGCTGGTAATAGAAAGTACTGGGACTATTCAAGAAAAAGTGGACTGTAAAATCGGTACCTACTCCTACGTAGCGTTCCAGTCTACCATCACCTACATTTGAGGTGGGCCCATCTTGCGATACACGCACCTGAAATGTGTCATAAAGTGCACCATCATATGATCCAGCATTAGGGAAAGCTGCAGACGTCCCCTGCGTGGGATTAGTTGATTGGAACTTAAACACTGTATAATTCGGCGCTGACACACTCAACCCAGCATTGGTCAACTGATTGACAATAGCTCCACCAGCAACAGTAGTTCCACGGTGAGTCAGCATAGTCTTAGCATTGAAACTAAAGCTACCCGGTGTGAAATATCCGTTTGAGTACGAGATCTGATTAAGTGCATTCGTGTTACGCTGAACATACACTGACACAGCTTGTGGACCCTCCCAATTGTAATGCCACTGCATTGAGCCCTTTTGGGCTATAAAACAGTTAGTAATCCAGTGATACGGGAGAGGGTTCACAAAATTGTACCCAAAATTTGATGCTGGCACGACTAAACCTTTGGCTTGAGTAATGGCAGTCGAATCATAACCAACGTAAGGCGGAAAACGTGTCTGGTTCAGGATGAAATAACCACGCGTCAGTGTGTTACCTGGGGGAATGTACACATCGAGTAAATTAATACGTCGCAGCAACTGGCGCAATGAGCGCACGTTTTCACCAAAATGGATTCGACTGCGTTCAATCAATATCTCGCCAGTGTTGCTCCCCATAGTGTGTTCTTCGCCCTCCTTCGTTTCAATGTATTCCTCAGACTGAATGGCAAATGCTGATTCCGTGGTTGGCAAGCTACATGGATTAGCAAACTCAATATTGTCCGCCCCACGCACGAAAACCTGCATATTGATTGACGATGAGGCTACCGGTGCCGACAATAGAGTCAGCACCTTGACTGAAATGATGCCATTATCAAACGTGTCAGTGTAAGTCAAAGCCGGTGTCGTGGAGGTCGTGTACAATGATGGCATCGCATCAATTCCACCATATGTGTAGCACCACGCCAAGGCTTGTTGATATGGAATGCGCACGTCGACCTCAGTTTCACTGCCCAGGTCAATCACCTTGTTGAACACAGTGGGACCGGTGTCAGACACCGTTTGCACTGATGCTCCGTAAGGATCATAACTGACGCGAACACGACCCTTGTGGAAAGGAGATGCAATGAAGCGGAAGGTAAAAATCACATCACCACGCCACGATCGGAACATTCGAGCTAGCACACTCATTGGAGTAGATTGCACGGTAGCTCCATCCGTAGTCGCACCGATCCAAAAACACGGATTGACTTTGCTGGTAAACAAAGGCGTGTCTACTGCTGTGGAAGTGCTCCACGTTGCCGACGTCAGATATGATTGACGCGTGGCAAAACTTTCGATGGACAACTCGTCATGGGGAGGGAGTCCAACAATCGTCGGGTCGATAGACAACTCATTCTTTGCATCCAGTGTCAATTTCTCAGTCGGATAACCTATCTCAGGTGACGCGATCTGCGGAAATGGACTGGGTCGATACGGTCTAGTGATGTCAATCACAGGCACATTGGTGAAACCGAACAACTTCGCTATCCCACTAATTGCTTTAGCGCCCATTTCTGTCGCTGTTGCGAATTTGCCTATGATAGGTACACCTTTAACCAACCCGGCCATCTTAGCCACTGTACTAGCAGGACCTGAAACAGGACCGGATCCGTACTCATCACTCTGCATGGCAAGACCAACAGTGGGGCCAGCCAGAGTTACATCTTCAGCCCATGCGTACACTTGTACAGTCACCCCCTGACCTGTTACTCCATTAGCACTTGCCAAAGCGTTATAGATGACAAATCTGAGGGTTCCCATGTCTGTGTAATCCTGAGCGACCTGAGCTCGCAAGAAAGAACGCGGGTAGAAAAACGGTAGTACCATATCGGCTCCTTCTGAATGTTGAGGTTTCAACCAAATGCCAGGTTGCTGGGAGTAAGGAATCAACTCACTATTTGCTTGCCCTCCGGCCACACCTGCAACAATCGTTGTTGACTTAAATGCGGGTAAAGGCTGGTAACAAGCACGCATGGATCCATAATAAAATGGTGAGGCGTTCACCACGAACTTCAAATGTAGATTCGCTCGCATAAAGGCAAAATTGTTGAGCTTGTACTTAATGTTGGCATTATTGAAGTACAAGTTCCATGGCGAAATACTAGAAAGAAGTCCGGGTGTGTCTGACGTACTCCATGTGAAGTTGGCGATTCGGACAGGACGCTTAAAGAAGGCATCCAAACCCGCTGATGTCACAGCGTCTGCAGTATCAAATGGATTTTCAATAGCTGACGATCCGACATCAACTCCACTCTCCGTATCCAAAAAGCTAGTCGTTTGAGTATCAGTGACGGTGAGACTTGGAGCCCCCACTATCACTGGCGTTTCCTC